CGTGTATTGGCGGCTTCGTCGCTTGCAAGACGGTGGCAATGGCGTGACCACGCAAGACATACCCTTCCGCTTCATTCCATGCCTTGTGGCGGGCCTTGCGTACTATCTGAGTATCAAACTACCAAACATGGATGTAAACCGCGTGATGGGCTTAAAAGCCGATTACGAGCAGCAGTTTCAGTTAGCCGCAGATGAGGATCGTGAAAAAGCCCCACTACGGCTTGTGCCCCGAACGTTGTTTTATTGAGGTGAGTCATGCCCTCTAAATACGCGAGTGGTAAATATGCAATTGCAGAGTGTGACCGTTGCGGTCAGCGGTACAAGTTAAAAGAGTTACGCAAGCAGGTTTTAAAGACGCATCTATACAACGTAAAAGTTTGTCCGACTTGCTGGGACCCCGATCAGCCGCAGTTGCAGTTAGGGATGTACCCAGTTAACGACCCGCAAGCTGTGGAAGAACCAAGGCCAGATGTCAGTTATCAAGTGTCGGGCAACAGCGGTTTGCAGATTGGGTTAACAGGATCGACAAACGTAGACGATTACGGTTATCCGCAGGGCGGTAGCAGGCAGTTTCAGTGGGGCTGGAACCCTGTAGGCATGGGTTACGATGGTGGTTTAACACCAAATAACTTGATTGGAAACGGATCGGTTGGTACAGTAACAATAGATATTTCTTAGGAGCCTATCATGGCATACACACGAAGCGCCGATGGCGTAGTAAGCAAAGGTAAAACTAAGGGTAAAAACCTTGGTAACAGCGGCCCCGTCAAAGGTCTTGAGGGTGGCGGTAAAAAGAAAGCTGGTGTTTCATCTGAGTCGATGAAATCAATGGGTCGTAACTTAGCCCGCGTTGCCAATCAGGGGTAATCATGGGTAAATTTAGCCAAAAAATGATGGGCAAAGAAGTTGGGCAAGCAGCAGAATATGCTACGCCGCATTCAATGAGCGGTGGTCCGGCTAAGTTGCGCCATGTCGGTGATCCCAACAAATTGTCTGCCGTGCAAGTAACACCATCAAGCGGCTCCGCGCGAGTCAGCGCAGGTGATCCAGCTCGTGATGACGTTAAGACAACTGGCATCGAAACTCGCGGCAATGGTGCAGCAACCAAGGGTCGTATGGCTCGTGGACCAATGGCGTAAACATGAACTACGCACAGCTTGTCACTGCGATTGAGAACTACACTGAAAGCTCTGAGTCGGTGTTTGTCGCACAGATTCCTACGTTTGTTCAGCTTGCTGAAGAACGCATCTACAATGCTGTGCAGATTCCGGCTATTCGTCGCAACGTGACGGGCAGCGTGACTACCGGTGACAAGTACCTGTCTTTGCCAACAGACTATCTGGCAACCTTTTCTTTAGCGGTGGTGGATAGCGATGGAAACCAACAGTTCCTTTTGGATAAAGATGTTAACTTCATTCGTCAAGCGTATCCCAACCCTGCTGATTCAGGCATACCAAAATATTATGGGCAGTTTGCGCCGTATACGTTCATACTTGGGCCAACTCCTGACCAAAATTATTTAGTAGAACTGCACCAATATTATTACCCTGAGTCAATTGTGACTGCGGGTACATCGTGGATTGGTGATAATTTTGAAACAGTCTTGTTGTATGGTTCGTTGCGTGAAGCTGTGATATTCCAAAAAGGCGAGCAAGACATGGTCGCTTATTACGAACAGAAATACCAAGAGTCAATGGCTCTGTTGCAAGAGCTGGGTGATGGTAAAGAACGCCGTAGCGCATACCGTGACGGACAACTTAAACTCCCGGTTCCGGGTCCAGTCAGATAATTTAGGAGCCTATTATGGCAATCACGCAAGCAATGGCAACATCGTTTAAGGTCGAAATCCTTGACGGTATTCACAATTTTGGGGTTGGCGTTGTTCGTGCGTCAACTGCCGCCGACACATTTAAAATTGCTCTGTACACCTCAGCAGCAACGCTTGATGCAACGACCACTGTTTACACGACCTCTAATGAGGTTGTTGGTACGGGCTACACCGCTGGTGGCAATATATTGGCTGTGTCGGTTGTTCCTGTATCGTCAGGCACTACAGCTTACTTGTCGTTTTCAAATAGCTCATGGTCAACAGCAACGATTACTGCTCGTGGCGCTATGATTTACAACAGCACACAAGGTAACAAGTGCGTGGCTGTGTTGGACTTTGGCAGCGATAAAACTTCTACCGCTGGTACGTTCACAATTGTGTTCCCAACAGCCGCCGCTGGCACTGCTATTATTCAAATTGCATAGGTGGTCTAGATGGCATTAGCTCTAGCGGATCGTGTACAGGAAACGAGTACCACAACAGGTACAGGCACACTTACGCTTGCTGGTGCTGTAGTAGGCTATCGTTCTTTTGCCACAATTGGCAACGGCAACACAACTTACTACACAATCACTAATGCTGCTGGCGCTTGGGAAGTTGGCATTGGTACATACACATCCGTTGGCACAACGCTGTCACGCACGACTGTATTGTCATCAAGCAATGGCGGATCGCTGGTGTCATTCACCGGCACACTGAACGTCTTTGTAACCTACCCTGCTGGCAAGTCAGTAAACCTTGACGCATCAAATAATTTAACGGTATTGAATACGGCGTACTTAGGTGGTGCATCAGGCAATCAATCGCTGCAAGTTAATAACGTGGCTAGTGCGGTCAATTATTTGGAAATTGTAGGGAATACAACGGGCAACACGCCAATCATTAGCTCACAAGGTACAGACACCAACCTTGGCTTGGCTATTCGTTCTAAAGGCACGTTTTACACTGTAATGCAAAGTGATGCAGGCGCAAATATTCACGATTTTGCAGTTGTGGCAAGCTCAGTTAACTTTTTTCGATCAACACCTGCAATAGCAGGCGCAGCACCCGCTTTCTCAGCCCAAGGCTCAGACGCAAACATTAGTCTTAGACTAACCCCAAAAGGTACAGGCGGCGTGTGGTTTACGGGACCACTGTTGCCTAATAACTTAGCAGGTACGTCAGGGCAGGTTTTAACTTCTGCTGGTGCGGGCGTAGTGCCAACATGGACAACTCCTACCACCGGTACAGTAACCGGGGTTACCGCAACATCGCCTGTTGCATCAAGTGGCGGAACAGCTCCAGCCATTAGTTTAAACGCTGCATACGGTGACACTTTAAATCCATACGCATCAAAGACAGCTAACTTTATACTTGCCGCACCAAACGGGTCTGCGGGTGTTCCTTCTTTCAGAGCCATTGTTGCTGCGGATATTCCAACGCTAAATCAAAACACAACTGGCACTGCTGCTAACGTTACGGGTACTGTTGCCGTTGCTAACGGTGGTACAGGTTTAACGTCAGTTACAGCTAATCGCCTTCTTTACGGCAATGGAACGTCTGCACTTCAAACTTCTGCAAACTTTACTTACAACGGCACGACTCAAGCTATTACCGCTGGCGCTGCTACTGCGTTGTCGTTAACTACTAGCGGTTCCACTGCATCTTTATCAATTGCTGATACTGGTGTGGCTGGGGCTAGTATTGGGATGTTTGGTAATGGCGCAACTACACCAAACAAGTATTTTCGTGTAAACAACGGCGTATATCAAATTGTCAACAACGCTTACAGCGCTGTAATTTTTCAACTATCCGACACAGGTGTAATTAGCAGTTCTACTTGGAATGGCGTAACTATTGGCGTTGCTTATGGCGGCACAGGTTTAACGTCAGTCACAGCCAACCGCATTCCTTACGGCAATGGAACATCTGCATTTCAAACCTCAGCAAACCTTAGCTACAACGGGACTTCATTTGTTGTTGGAACAGCCACACCCCCAACCTTTACTGGCGCAAGTTCACAGCCTTACGTTTATGTTCTGGCAAATCAACTGGCTACAACATTAAATGCAACGTCAGACTTGTTGGCACTTGGAAACGGGAATGGAAACCAAAACTACTTGCGGATATTTCAGTACAGAAATACTGCCGCCGGTGCTGACTGGACTACCGCAACAACCAGAATTCAGGCAATTACAGATGTCACCAATCAGGGTTACATAGACTTTAACCCGATAAGCGGTAACTATGGATTGGCGTTTGGTAATGGCTCAACTGAGTATGTTCGTATTCTTAACGGCGGTGCTATTTCTTTTGGTTCATCTGGCACAGCTACAGGTACGTCAGGGCAAGTCTTAACCTCTGCCGGAAGTGGTGCATCACCAACATGGACAAACGCAAGCAGTAACATTACAACCAAAGGTCTGTACGAAAACAACGCAACCATTTCAGCAAACTATACAATTGCAACAGGCAACAATGCAGTTTCAGCAGGACCAATTACAATTAACTCTGGCATTGTAGTAACCGTGCCATCAGGGTCAACTTGGGTTGTTGTTTAAGGATAAATTATGAACTGGGCTATTAACTCATTGCTAGTCGATAACACGCCAGAACCAGAAACCGTGGTGATGAGCAACTTTACGATTAACGACACCCAAGATGGGCTTACTGGCTCGGTGACCTACGCAGTCAACTTACTACCCGCTGACGCATCAAACTTTACGCCTTACGCTGATATTACTGAGGCTCAAGCTATTGGCTGGACGCAAGATGCACTAGGTGTAGACCGTGTAGCGTCAATGGAAGCAGAAGTTCAAGCGCAAATTGATGCACAAAAGATTCCAACACCCCAGCCAGCAC